ATTAGTTTCCAACATCTGCATCAGCTATTAGAGGGCAAGTTGTTGAATCTGGCATAAATATGTTTCTTAATGGTCTACCTATAGAAGAAGCAAAAGAAAAAATGCTATCTGAATATGATGAAAACTGCTCTAGGATAAACGACCCTAAGATAGAAGATGAAAGAAACAATTTAGTACCATTATTTGAATTAGGAACTAAAAAGTTTCAAGATTATGCTTATCGGTGGAGATTAATTGATTATCAAAGAAAAGTAGAAGGTCAAATAGAAGATATACCTTTTATCGGATATACAGACTTTTATTTTGAGGATAATCACACAAGGGAAGATTTTTTTATTGATCTAAAAACATCTAAAAACTTGCCACAAAAAGTAAGTATATCCCATGCTATGCAACAGGCTATTTATCAAAAAGCAACTAATGCCAAGCAAATATTATGGTATCTTAAAACCCCAACTAAAACTAAAGGTGCTGAATATATTGCTATGTCATTAGATGATTATGTAGAGCCTTATAACATATGCAAACATATCATTAAGGTTATGGGTAATTACCTTAAAACAGTAGATACCCCAGATGATGTAAAAAATTCCTTAGTGCCAAATCCCGATAATTGGATATGGAAAGAACCTACAGTTCTTGAAGCTAGAAAAGAAGTCTGGGGATATTAACCAAAAAACCCCTTTAGGTTTTTGCCTAGAGGGGTTATATTAATCAAAGAAATGGAGTTCGATATGATTATAGATGAAAATTCAAAACCAAGAGAAAAACTAAAAGCATGGTATTTATTCACAGATGATTTTATTGCGGGTACACAACATTTAACAAATCTTGAAGTTGGTATTTACATAAGATTACTATGTTGGAACTGGAATAAAAAATGTGTTGGAATACCTAGCGATAATATAACTTATTACAGGATTGCAAGTTGTCATACCCATAATGAAAAAGAAGCGTGTGATAATGTGTTAAGAGAGTTTTTTATTTTGATGGAAACTAATAAATATCAAAATGCAAAACAATTAGAAGAATATATTTATATTACTAGAAGAATGGAAGCATCTAGGGAAAATGGTAGATTAGGTGGTAGACCAAAAAAACCTAGAACAGAACCTAAAAGTAACCTAGATGATAAGGTAAATGAAAGCCCCCTACCTATACCTAAACCTATACCTAATACCAATAAAAATAAAATAAGTTATTCCCCTCATTTTCTTAAATTTTGGGATAAGGTAGTAAACAAAGTAAGCAAGGGAATAGCTGAAAAGAATTATGTTAAATTAGATGAAGAATGGCTAGAAAAACCAATAGAATTAGCTACAATGTATAATAACTATTATAATTCTATAGAGGATAAACAATTTGCTAAACAACCCGCTTTCTGGTTATCAGCTAAAAAGTATCTTGATGAAAACCCAAAAAAAGAAGGCACTCAAAAGGTGGAACAATTTGATATGAGGTTAAAAATCTTCAAAGAAGCGATACAAAAGAAAGAAGGTAGTGCATTTGTACACAAATTCGCAAAACAACACTCATATGACGTTGAAAGAGCCATTAAAGAAGGACATTTTACCAAAGATGAAGCAGTAAAATATTTGGATATGGAGAATTGGGTATGAATAATATGAAAGTATTACCAGATGACTTTGAGGAAGCATTTATTGGATTTGCTGAAAAAAATATGAAAAGTAAATTTATAGCAATTTATGACAGAAATAAATGTATTGATATTGCTATGAGAAACCTCAACTGCGATAAAGATACAGCCATAGTATGGTTTGAAAAAAATATTGACGAAAAAAATTTAGGTGAATACGACCCTTTAATATTATTTCCTATGTCATTCATTCAGTATCTAGGGTTTTATACTGCAATGCACAGTATTAAAGATGAAGAAGAATGATGTTTTTAGATAATGGTTTGACATTAGAGCAACAGGAACAAATGGATTATGTTTTTGAAACTCTAATGTCAGAAGTAAAAATAATAAATCCTAAATTATATCAAACACTTAGGGCAAAAGAACTAACAGAAAAAGACGTTTTGAAACTAATACACAATCAAAAAAATAACATTATAGAAAATGATGAAGGACAATATCAATTATTTGGGGAGTAATATGAAAAGAAAGACAAAATCTAAAGATAGTTATTATGAAATAAAGCAGATATGCAAAGACTTAAAAGAAAATAACTTGAAAAAAAGAATAAAAGAAGAAGGTAGATTTGAAGATGTACCAAAGCATTTATCAGATAAAGATGCGGAAGGTAGTTTTAGAAGAAACTCATATATGAACTTTTTTCAATCTGTAAAATATCATTTTGACAAGACACTACTAACACAGCCTTCTGGGGTAACAGCTACAAATAAAAACTATGATTATGCTAACAGTAAATTTATTGAACAACTAGATTAGGTGGATATTACAGGGTACAAACACACACAGGGTATAGTTTAACCCTACTGTATAGCTCTTAAATCAAGGCGAAAATGTATGAAAAGTAAAAATATTGTGGATTTTTAGAAAAATATTAGATAAATCTTAATTACCTAACTAAGGGTAAATAGGAAATGGCAAGACCAAAAAAATATAATATCAAAGAAAACGAAGTAAAAAAATTAGCATCTTATGGTTGTAGTAACGTAGAAATAGCAGACTTTTTTGGTTGTGATGAAAGCCTTATTAGAAAGAGTTATTCCGAATTTCTAACAAAAGGTAGAGCAGACATGAAAATCAAACTAAGAAAGTTGCAATGGAAGTCAGCAGAAAAAGGTAATGTTACTATGCAGATATTCTTAGGTAAGAATATTTTAGGTCAACAAGACAAGATAGAACAAACAGAATTAGATGAACCTTTAGTATGGTCTGCTGATTAAATGATACCTTTGCCAAATAAAAAATATAATATTATTTATGCAGACCCGCCATGGAGTTTTAGAAGTAAAGAATTACAAAAATATGATGGAAAAAGATTTACAAGTTTGGAAAAACATTATCCGACACAAACAAAAAATTGGATTAAAAATTTAGCTGTTAATAAAATTACAAAAAAAGATTGTGCTTTGTTTTTATGGTCTACAGATGCACATATAAAAGAAGCTATAGAAACTATGGAATCTTGGGGTTTTAAATATATTACCATTGCTTTTATATGGGAAAAAATAACAAAAAATGGAAAAACTGTTGCAAATCTTGGCTCTTGGACAATGAAAAATTACGAAATATGTTTGTTTGGCACAAAAGGTAAAATGTTAAAATATAAAAAAGTAAACAATGTATATCAAAAAGTTTTAGCACAAAGAACTATACACAGTAAAAAACCTTACAAAATTATAGAAAATATCGAAAAATTATTTGGAGATTTGCCAAGAATTGAGCTATTTGCAAGAGAAAAACACAATGATTGGGATTGTTGGGGAAATGAAATATAATGCCATTAACAAAACCACAAAAGAATGTAATACAAGATGATTCAAGATTTAGGGTTCTAATCACAGGTAGAAGGTTTGGTAAAACATTTGTTGCTATTAATGAAATAGCTAAGTTTGCAAGTATTCCCAATAAAAAAATATGGTATGTTGCACCCAGTTATAGACAAGCAAAAGCTATATGTTGGGGTGTTTTAAAAGAAAAGATGATATATCATAAATGGGTAAAGAGTATAAACCATAGTGATTTGACACTTACACTAAAAAATAATAGCCAGATTACACTTAGGGGAAGCGATAACGAAAGTAGCCTTAGAGGTGTTGGTTTAAATTTTCTTATACTTGATGAATTTCAAGATATAAACAAAACAGCTTGGTATGAAGTTCTTAGACCTACATTATCAGACACAGAAGGTCATGCTTTATTTTGTGGAACACCTAGAGGTTTTGGTAACTGGTCATATGATCTATACAAGATGGGTGAAAACAATAAAGATTGGAAAAGTTTCCAATATACGACACTAGAGGGTGAACAGGTATCAGAAGATGAAATAGAACAGGCAAAACAAGATTTAGATTTAAGAACATTCCAACAAGAATACGAAGCTACATTTGTAAACTATTCTGGAATGATTTATTATAATTTTAGTAGAGATAAAAATATAATTGAAAAATATAATAAAAATACAGGGGTTTTACATATTGGTTTAGACTTCAACGTAGACCCAATGAGTGCTGTAGTATGTATTATAGAAAATGATAGAATTTTTGTGGTAGATGAAGTACAAATATATAGCAGTAATACGAATGAAATGTGTGATGAAATTAAAACCAGATACAAGAATAAGCAGATAGTTGTTTATCCAGACCCCAGTGCAAGGCAAAGAAAAACTTCTGCGGGTGGATTAACTGATTTAGCGATATTGAAAAATAATGGTTTTGATGTAAGATGTAGAAGTACAGCACCTTT